AGGAGATGCTTTTGCTATTAGCCTTTCAAACTTGTGCATCGCAGTTGATTTGGAAGCAGAAGAAACAAACTACAAATTGTGGTATTCTGAAGATAACAACGATGTACGTTTCCGTGCAGAATTCAAAGTAGGTGTTGACGTAGCCTTCGTTTCTGAGTGTGTGAAGTTTATGTCTGCTATCTAATTTTAAAATAAATTAACTAATCAAAAGGGTGGTGCAAAAAACACCACCTTTTTTTAAAACTTATAACTATGCCGTGTGCGTTAACAAGTGGTTACACAATTGATTGTAGAGAATCAATCGGTGGAATCCAAGCAATTTGGCTGATAGAAAATTCAGCTCTTTATGATGCTTCAGGTAATTCTCGTGTTTCTGAATCTTCTGGAACCGTAACAGGAATGACTAAAGCAAGTGGTAAAAGATTTTACAAGTACGAACAGGAAAGGGAGACGGCTTCAATGACTGAAAACCTTACCACCAACGTACAAAATGGAACTGCTTATTTCGGTCAGGAGCTTGTTATTGTGTTAAACAAAATGCAAGTAGCAACCCGTAACGAATTAAGCCTACTTGTTAAAAATAAATTGATGGCAGTAGCCAAAGACGCTAACGGCCTTTATTGGTTGTTAGGACGCACACGCGGTTTGGATGGCACTGCTGGAAGTTCTGCTTCAGGCGTAGCAAGTGGAGACCGTAACGGCTACACATTTACCTTTACAGGTATGGAGCCTGCAATGGCTTACAATGTGGATAGCACTACGGCGGGAACATTAGAAACCCCAGGATCTTAACAGAAAGTAAATAGTAAAAGATGCCTACCTAAGCGGTGGGCATTTTTTTTGTAAATAACCGCCGATTTTATATTTAGAACATGATACAGTTGGCAGAAGGTGCGACACAGTATGTTTATTTGACGTTGACAGAAAAAGAACTGTTAACCGACCCGAACTATCTGTTTGTATTTCAGAACAGAGAAACCAACGTAGTAACTAAGTTTATCAAGCTAAATGCTACGGACGTATCGGCCTATAAAGAGCGTTACAATAAATTCCAATTTGTTGTTAATACGCTTTTTAGTCCAACGGTTAGGGGTGAATATACCTACTCTGTATATGAGCAAGCAAGCACAAGCAACCTAGACCCAACGGGGTTAAACCTATTGGAAACAGGATTGATGAAGATAAGCGAAAGTAGAACGGTTTACACTGAACGTGAAGCCACAAATGAATTTATCGTAAATGACTAAGAAAACACCCATACAACCAATGACTAGCGATAGTATTGTTGTAATAAACCTAGCGTCAGCCCGTCAACCTGAATACAAAGAAAAAAAGTCTAAGGGCTATATTGAGTTTGGGTATCGTAACGAGTACCCAGACTATCTGCTTTCCTTGTATAATTCAAGCGCAAAGCATGGGGCTATTGTTCGCAATAAGACTAAATACATTATCGGCAAAGGATGGGTAACAGAAAGCGGTGCAGAGATTACGTTTAAACCGAATGACAGTGAGACATTAGACACTTTGAGCAAAAAAGTATCGTTAGATATTGAAATATTTGGCGGGTCTTATTTGCATATTGCATACGGTGTGTTAGGCCATCAAGTTGCGGCCATTACTCATGTGGACTATTCAAAGGTGCGCACGAATAAAGATAATACTCAGTTTTGGATTAGGGATGAATGGGATATGCGAGCCGTTGCACCTGAGGAGAAAGTGCTAAATATGTTTAATCCTAGCGTAAAGACTGACGAAGAGCAGATTTTATTCTTGAAGGAATACCGCCCCGGCTCAAAGGCTTACCCATTGCCGGGGTATTTCAGCGCGTTAAATTACATTGAGTCTGATATTGAGGTTAGCAAGCACGTATTAAGCAATGCAGGTACAGGGTTTACACCGTCTAAGATGGTAACTTTCATGAATGGTGAGCCTGCTAATGAAGCAAAGCGCGATTTGACAAACCATTTTGAGAAGCGTTTTACTGGCAGCGACGGTAAGAAACTGATTTTGAACTTTGTACAGAATGCGGAAAAAAAGCCTGTAGTTGATGACTTAGGCGCGTCAGACCTTACTAAAGAAGATTTTACAAGGGTAGACGAACTTATCCAACAGAATATATTTGCGGGGCATGAGATAACCTCACCCGCTTTATTTGGCATTAGTCAAGCGGGTAAATTAGGTACAAGTACAGAGCTAAAAGATGCTTACGAGATATTCAAGAACACATACGCCAATGACAAGCAAATGCAGCTTGAAGGTGTGTTTAATATGCTTGCAAAGCTAAAAGGAGAGCCTGAGACGTTAAAGATTCAGCCGCTTGATCCGATTGATATGCAAATAACCTTTGCAGACATTAAGGATATAGTAAGCAAAGAGTATATTTTCGAGAAAATAGGATATGACCCTGCAAAGTATCTACCAGCGGGTAGCAACCCAACGACAGGGGAACAAATGGTTAATGACCATATAAAGAATATGACGGCAAAGCAACATCAGGAAATGATGCGAATTATCCGTCAGTTTAATAAAGGGCAATTAAACCAAGCACAAGCAAGTGCATTATTAAAGTCAGGGTTAGGGCTTACCGATTCGGATATTATTACCATGTTGGGAATAGATGACGGTACGCCTATGCAAATGAGTTCTCAGGATGCTTTAGGTTTATTCCTTGCATTTGGTGATAGTAAAGCTAACTATAATATTATCAAGACTTCGCAGCGTTTCAGTGATGACATGGATTTTCAATCATTTGCTGAAGTGTCGCAAATTGAAAGTAACATTTTAGACCTTATCGCAAAGGATAAGCGTATAACGCCTGAGGTGATAGCTGACACGTTGAAGATAACCGTTAAGCGCGTTAAAGACGTGATTGCGGCCGCCGTAGCTAAAGACCTGATAAAGACTAAGGAAACAAAAGAAGGCAAAGGAGATCAGTCTAATATCATTGTTGAACGTGTATTGGCAAAGCCTATAGCTGAAATAGTAGGTAAGATTAAGCCTGAGACTACTCAGATTTTAATCCGTTATTCTTACGAATGGAGACCTGAGATTCCTGCAAGCGAGCGCAACACAAGCGCACACCCTAGCAGAGATTTTTGCAAGGCATTGATGAGCATGGATAAGGTTTATAGCCGCGCCGATATTGAGCAGATTAGCGCACGTTTGGGCTATTCTGTATGGGATAGACAAGGTGGATGGTGGAACGATAGCGGGGACATCAAACCGCATTGTAGGCATATGTGGGCTTCTAACATTGTAATTCGTAAGTAAATGAAAGACACAATATTTATATCCGTAGAGACGCTAAAGCAGCGCACAGGGCTACACGCAAACGTAGACCCTAAATTAGTTATTAGCGAGATTATGACGGCTCAGGATATGTACATACTGCCATTATTGGGGACGGCTTTATATGTGAAGCTGCAGGATGATATTGAAGGATCAGGGACTACAGGGAACTATACCACGTTAATAAATGACTACATTACCAATGCACTTGTTTATTACACCATGTCAGAGCTACCAATGCCTTTAACGTTTCAGTTTTACAATAAAGGGCTGATCCGTAAGACCTCAGAAAATACGGACAATCCCGAAATGAAAGATATGATTGAAGTAGCCGACAGGTACAGGACTAGAGCAGAGTTTTACGCTCAGCGGTTAGTTGAATATCTAAAGGCTAACTACACATTATTCCCTGAATACACATCCCCAGGTAGTACCTACGATACCGTAGTGCCTGACAATGGAGGGTATGAAGCACCAATGTATTTGGGGGATGATTGCCCGCCGTACAATTTACCCGTTTCAGATTCAAATATTCATAGACCAAATTGCCGTAGATGAGTTACCATGAAAAAAACAAACTACTGTTAAAAATTGCATTAAAAAAATTAGTCAAGAATGACACTAAACCAAATACTAGCAAGGATAAAAAACATAGCCGAGGCGCACGCTCAAATTGAGACGTACGTTTTTGGGGATGTGGATGAATTTTTGGATGGCACTGATAATGTCTACCCTGCTTGTTTTTGCGCTACCCCTACGGCTAATATTAGCAGTAAGGAAACAGTGTATAATTTCAGGCTATTCTTTTTAGATAGGCAGATTCAGGATAACACCAATGTAGAGGATGTTTATTCGGACATGATGCAAGTGGCGGGGGATATTTTGGCGCAATTGCGATACCCTAAAAGCCCGTGGATTGTTCCCGATACTGCATCCTTTGAGTTTTTTAATGGCAGCCGCGAGGATTATTTAGCCGGCGTTGCTATGGATGTGCAAATAAAAGTACCTTATATTTCTGACCGTTGCGTAATACCATCAAGTTATGTCTTTTAATAAACGAATAGACCAGTTAGCCCCGCGCGTTGCGCCTGTAGTTGCAGACGAAATAGCACTATGGGATAGCACCAATACAGGTACTAGAAAGATAAGCCTGTTAGACCTTGCAGCCTTGATAGGCTCAGGCTCTTTTATCTATGAGCAAACCATGTATCATACCGTAACAAGTACGGGAAATAGTGTTACCATTGCTGCATTGATT